GCCGCCTCCATCGTCCGGCAGCTGCTGGACTCGGCGACCGGCTACATCGAACTGGCTCAGGAGCGCGGCCACAGCTACTCCCCGGAGGGCGACCGTGCTTCCCAGGAAGCCGCAGAAGACAAGCGTCTCGCCTCCCTGTGGGGCGAGCAGTACGGCCACTGACCGGGGCTCCCGGCAGGAACTCTAGAAGGAGATAACCATGGGTGTGAGCCCCGTCTACAAGAACGGCAACGGGCAGACCTTCCAGGTCATCAGCACGGGCGCTGTCGTTGCGGGAACGCTGGTGGAGTACGTCACCGAGTCCAGCACCACCAAGATCCAGACCGCTGGTCTGACCTCGCTCAAGGTGGCGGGTGTCGCCATCGATGACGCGGTGGGTACGTCCGCCCCGGGCAACGACATCACCTACGCGACCGGCGTCACGCGCCGCGCCTACGACACCTCCACGATGGTCGACACCATCGCCGTGGGCACCGAGGGCGTGTGGAACCTGACGGCCGGTGCTGCTGTCGCCGCCTTCGACGTCCTCAAGGCCGGTGCCGCTGGCACCGTCGTGACCTGGGTGTCGGGTACCGACTCCCCGGCCGCCATCATCGGCATCGCGCAGGCGGCCATCGCCAACGGCGCGTCCGGCCCCGTTTCGCTCCGTCTCGGCGTCTGATCCGAGAAATCCAGAAAGGCGACTGAGACATGCCTCAGACCACTGTCGGAACCGTCACCGCGAACGACGGCTTCCGGTTAACCGTCAACACGCTCCTGAAGCGCCCCACCGTCATCAAGGAGCGCATCCTCCAGATGGCGGACCAGCAGTTCATCACCGACCAGGTGCTGCGCAAGGTCCAGGACATCCCGTCCGGCGTCGTGCTGTACAACGAGTCGACCCCGCTGTACGCGAACGGCGGCCCGTCCGTCGTCGCTGAGGGTGGCGAGATCCCGCTGATCACCGCCAACCTCGGGATCGGCAAGGCGGCCCGGTCCGTCAAGCGCGCCTTCGGTATCGAGTTCACCGAGGAGATGCGGCGCCGGAACGACATGGACCGCGTCAACACCAGCATCACGCAGGTCGTCAACTCGATGAAGAACGCTTGGGAGCAGGCGTTCCTGGCGCAGGCCATCGCGGGCCTGGGCACCCTGGCGGCCGGTACCGCGTGGGCGACCTCCACCACGGTGCGGCGCAACCTGGCGAACGCGATGCTGGCGATCCAGCTGGCCGACGCGGACAGCGCCAACCAGACCGGTGTCGCGAAGTTCGGCTTCCAGCCGGACACCATCGTCATGCACCACGCGCGGGCCATGGATCTCGCGCTGAACGACGACATGAACAAGTACTTCGTCGGGTCCGGTGCCCCGAACTCCTCGTACGCCGACAAGCTGACCCTCCCGGGCCTGCTGTTCGGCCAGTTCAAGATCGTCAAGTCGTGGCAGGTGCCGTCCAACCAGGCCATCCTCCTGGAGTCGGGCACCATCGGTGGCATCGCCGATGAGCGCGCCCTGGACGTCACGCCGCTGGAGTACAACTCGGCGCGCGAGACGTGGCGCTGCAACGTCGTCCGCCAGTCCGCGATCTTCCTGGACCAGCCCAAGGCGGGCATCGTCATCACCGGCATCTGATCGGTAACACCCGGCACGGCGACACCACTTACAAGGAGAAACAGCAGTCATGGCAACCGAGAACGTTCTGTTCCGCGTGACCCGGCCGAACACCTCGGTGTTCCCCTCGGAGCGTCAGGACGGGCACACCCCCGTGCAGACCGGCGGCGAACTGTACCTGCCGAAGCACGAGGCGGAGTACCACGTCCGCAACGGCGTCGGCGAGATCGTGGACCCGAGCACCAAGGCCGAGCCCGAGCCCGAGCAGGGGCCGGAGGCCGAGAAGGAGACCGAGGCCGCCAAGGCTCCGGCCAAGCGCGCTCCGGGCCGTCCGGCCGCCGCCAAGTAGTCCCGCACACACGAGAGGAGGGCCGTCATGTCGTACTCCACGCTGATCAACGTCCGGACGGCCCTCACCTCGGGCGGGGTGATGGCCCCGACCAGCGCCGCGTCCCTGACGGATGCGGACATCCAGGACAAGATCGATGAGGCAGACGCGCTCATCGACGGGTACCTGAACGCCCGCTACGCCCTGCCGATCGACGGCACGGTTCCCCCGGTGGTCAAGATGATCTCCCGGGACCTCGCGGCGTCCTACGCGACGATCACGTACCTGGGCAGCCTCCCGCTTCAGCCGACGCACCCGGTGCAGATCAAGGCTGCGGCGGCGATGGCGACTCTGGAGAAGATCCGCACGGGGGAGATCATGCTCCCGCTGCCGGGCGCAGGGACACTCCAGCGCACGGACAACCCGGTGGTGGAGAACCTGTACGACGGCTCCATGTTCACGTTGGGCCAGTTCAACCTGGGCCAGGACTGGTGGAACTGACGTGGGCTCGTTCATAGACCGGGCCGAGGAGTTGATCAAGGCGACGGAGTACGAGCTGATCGGCTCGCTCACCGTCGACCAGATCTACGCGAAGTACCAGGAGACGGGCATCGGGTTCAATCACCCTCGGGGTGGTATCGAACTGGCCCTGGCCACGGCCCTGCTGAACAAGCAGCCGGAGGCCCTGCACAAGCTCTCGGACGCCATCCTGGACGGCCAGGAAGCCATGCAGCGGGCCATGATCGACTTCACCGAGGCCCTGAACCAGGAGTACTACGACCTGGCCCCGCGCGAGTTCCACGACCTGCGCGCCTCCGGCTCCCCCGAGGTGGTGGAAGGCGATGAGCAGGTCTACCACAGGCCGCCGAACGTCCACCGCCTCTCTGAGGAGGAGCTGAGGGCGAAGGACGAGCTGAGAAGGCTGGGGATCTTCAGTGCTGACTTCTGACTTCATCGCCTGGCTGTCCCAGCAGGACATCGGTGTTCCGATGCCGGTCATCTACCAGGGCCCCAACGGGCCGGAGACCGAGCCCCGGGAACACATCGTCGTCACGCCGGTCCCGGGTGGCGGCATGCAGGTGGACGGGCAGATCGAGCAGCGGGTCTTCCAGATCAAGACGGTGGGCCCGCAGGGACTGAACATCTCGAACTGGAACGAGGTCATCGCGGCCTCCGAGGACGTCGCCCGGCGCATCGACAAGTTCATCATGAACGTCTTCCGGCCGGTGATCGGCGGGGAGCAGGTCGTGTACATCTCCCGTTTCGGTTCGCACACCCGGCAGGGCGGCCCTTCGGGGCAACCGCTGGACGCGGCCAATCGTCCGGCCTTTTCCACCATGTATGTGGTGGAGGCCGAATCCAGCATCTACGACAGCTGAGGAAAGTCATGGCAGAGGAAAAGACCCCGGCGAAGGCAGAGAAGGAAGCTGCGGCCCCCGCGAAGGAGCCGCTGGTCTACCTGTACCTGGGAATGCCGCACGCGCGTTTCGACCTGTCCGGCGTGGGCCTTCCCGACCTCATTCCCGGGGGCACCGCCTACACCCGAGCGGACGCGGACATCGTGCGCGTGCTGTGCGCCAAGTACGGAATTCGGGTCAACGAAGCAGAGTAAATGGCCCGGCATTGGCACCGGTCATTTCGGACTTTATACTTGCCACTGGCAGACTTCTAAGGTCCGGGCGTAAGGCCGAGTCGCCATAATCGCGGACCAAGCAAACGCCCCTTTCCGGGAGACCGGGCAGGGCTACTTAGGAGAGTGATTACTACGCCCGGAGCAGTCAACCCGAAGAACGTTGTCGTCGGCATCGCGAACGCGTGGATTCAGCCGTACGACCCGAGCGTCCCGGCCGCCTTACCGGCTGTCACCATCGCCAAGGGCGCCGACTGGGGCGGCACCTGGCAGAACCTCGGTGCCACCGACCAGGGCTGGAAGCTGACGGTCGGCACGTCCACCAAGACCATCACGATCGAGGAGCAGTCCACTCCGGCCGCCGTGATCGCCGACAGCCACTCCTTCCAGGTGGCCGGTGACCTCGCCGAGGACACCCTCCAGCACGCCCTGTGGGCCTACGGCGGTGGCCAGCTGGTCACCACGGCCGCCGCGAGCGGTGTCCCGGGCTACCAGACCCTGACGCTCCAGGACAACCTGAACTCCTGGGCGATCGGCCTGGAGACCATCAACGTCCAGGGCTTCTGGCGTCGCTACCTGATCCCTCAGGGCACGGTCGGCACCAACGTGGACACCAGCTTCCGCCGCTCCAACGAGAAGCGGATGTACTCGTTCCAGTTCGAGGGCACCTGTGCTCCGTCGCAGGTCATCATCCAGGAGATGGTCGCCGCCGCATTGTAAGCGGCATGCGGTCATGACGTTCTACTCACCCGGCACAGCGAGAAAGGCAAGATCAACATGGCGTTCGTCGCACACGAGGTTGTCGAACCTCTGGACTACGACTTCACCCACTTCATGTCCGGTGACGAGGCGAAGGGGACCGTCCCGGAGCCGAGCCAGCAGGCCATGGCCGGGTACCGGAAGGCGGTCTTAGCGGTCGTCTCCGAGTACAAGGACATCCAGGACGCGGACCCCAACACGCTGGACACCGCCGAGCTGGAGAAGGTCACCGAGCGCGGTGAGGAGCTGGAGCGGCGCATGGACGAGCTGACCGCCCGGCTCTGCAAGAACACCCCGTCCGTGGAGACCCTGGCCAAGCTGCCCTGGCGGCACAAGGTCCTCTTCTCGCGGTGGCTCCAGGAGCAGTTCAACCCGGGAAAATTGACGCTCGATATGACGAAGTAACCGGGGGAGAGGATCAGCGCCGCCTGTATTACGCGGTACTGAAAATCTTCCACCTGACCCGGCAGCAATGGGACGCGTTGCCCTGGCACGATCAGCGCATGTACGTGGAGCAGTTGAACAAGGACCCCGAATTCAACGAGGACGCGGAATCCGATGGGGCTTCTACCCAGGAGCTGACCAGCTGGGACGACCTTCCTCCGGGGGCATAGAGACTCGCCGTGCCGGGTGGAGACCGCAGGGCCGTGGCCGTAAAAGGCTCCGGCCCTGCGGGCATTTCTGAGGTGAAGATCGCTCTGTATAATGCCCGGTTTTGCCGGTAATCTTGGAAATCGGATATGACTGGGTGGTAGGGAGAGGGCGGACCAGGTGTCGGGTGCTTACAATGCCGGTTCGATCGAGGCATCCCTCAAGCTGGACCGGTCCGACTTCAACCGGGAACTCTCTCAGGCCAAGCGGGACGCCGAGGAATTCCAGAAGCAGAAGTACACCCCGAAGGTCTCCTTAGATGACACGGAGGCCCGGACCAAGATCACCTCCTTAAAGGAGGAGTTACAGAGCCTCCACAACATCTCCGTCACCGCTGCCTTATCGGGCTTCGACTCGGTGACCGCTCAGCTTCAGGCCCTGCGGGCGGAAGCCGACGCCCTGAACGACATGCGAATCAAGATCCACGTCGATGTGGACACCGCTGCCGCCACCGCCTCCCTGGCAGCCCTGCGACTGGCAGCGGCCGACAACCTCACGCTCCACGCCGACGTGGACACCCGAACCGCTGCTGCCTCCTTAGCGGCCCTGCGGGCTGCGGCACGAGACCCGCTGAACATCCCGGCCAACACCAACGGCACCCCCGGCCCTGGCGGACGACCCGGCACCCCCGGAGACGGCGAGCGGAACAAGAAAAAGAAGGACGGCGGCTTCAGCTTCAGCTCGCTGATGAGCCTTCCAGCGATCATCGCGCTCCTCTCCCCGCAGATCCCGGCCCTGACGAACGTCCTGCTGGGTGCCACGGCGGCTGCGGCCTCCTTCGGTGTGGCGACGGCCGGTGCCCTCGGGGCCTACGGCGCGGCCACCATGGGTGCCGTCAAGCAGGCCACGGCGCACGAGCAGGCCGTCAAGCAGACCGACACGGCGCTCAAGGCTGCCCAGCAGACCCTGTCCCACACCACGGCAGGCACCCAGTCCTACAAGGACGCGCTCAAGGCCGTCACGGCGGCGGAACAGGCCCACAAGAAGGCCCTGGACGCGCTGACCCCGGCCGAGAAGGAGTTCACCACCTCCCTGGACGGCGTGAAGGGCGCGTGGACCGGGTTCATCACGTCCACCGAGAAGTACACGCTCAAGCCGGTGTCCACCGTCCTGCAAGGGATCAAGACGGCGCTGCCGCAGCTTGTTCCGATCGTCCGGACGCTGGCCCCCGAGTTTCAGTCCGTGGCAACGTCCCTGAAGGGTTGGTTGACCGGGAGCGGGTTGCAGCGGTTCGTCGGCTTCTTGCAGGAGACCGGCTACCCGATCATCCACAACATGATCGTCGGCTTCCGGGGCTTCCTGGCGGCCGGTGGTGATCTGATCCGGGCGTTCGGGCCGATCGCGGTCAAGATGTCCTACTACTTCACCGTGCTGGGTGCGAAGGTCGACGCCTGGGCCAAGGGCGGCGGCGTGGAGCGCTTCCGGGACCGGTTCATCCAGTCCTGGCACCAGGTGCGCCCGATCTTCATGGGCCTGATCCACCTGGTGACCAGCGTCTGGGACATCCTGAACGGCACCGGGAAGACCCACGCGACGGTCCTGGTGGACGTCATCGACGCGGTCAACACGGCGATCGGGAACATCAAGCCTGCTGCGATCAAGGCCCTCAACGAGATCTTCCAGTCGCTCTCGGACGTTGCCGAACGGCTGGCCCCGCTGATCGGGATCACCTCCAAGGCGATCGTGATCCTGATCGACGCGCTGCCTCCGGGCACGATCCGGCTGATCGCGGACGCCTTCATCGCCTGGAAACTGGCCGTCCTCGGCTGGAACGCGGCCGTGGCCGTCTGGGGCTTCCTGACCACGCTGGTGGAGGGTCTGACGGGCGCTTGGTGGCTGCTGAGCCTCGCGTTCGAGGCGTCCCCGCTGGGTTGGATCCTGACCGGCATAGCCGCCATCATTGTGATCATTGTCCTGATTGCTACCAAGACAACGTGGTTCCAGACGATTTGGCATTACACCTGGAATGCGATCAAGACGGCGGCCCTGTGGGCCTGGGGCTACGTCGGCCCGGTCATCATGTGGATCGCCAACGCCTGGTGGACCATGGCCAAGACGGTCTTCACGGTCTACTACACGGTGATCAAGGTCGTCTGGGAGGCCGTGGTCACGGCCGCGATGTGGCTGTACCACACGCTGAAGCCGATCTTCGTCTTCATCGGCGAGGCCTGGTGGTCCATCGCCAAGCTGACCTGGCTCATCTGGTCCACGGTGTTCAAGGTCGTTTTCATCCTGTTCCTGGCCGCAGTGAAGGCCCTGTGGATCTACGGCCTCAAGCCCACCTTCGACGGGATCGTCTGGGGCTGGAACAAGCTGGGCGAAGGCTTCATGTACGTGTACCACCACGCCATCAAGCCCGCCTGGGACGGTGTGGCCGAGGGCGCCAAGTGGCTTTGGAACAAGGGGATCAAGCCTGCCCTCAACGGCATCAAGGGCGGCTGGAACGACGTCAGCGACGGCATCACCAGTGTCTGGAACCACAAGATCAAGCCCGCCTGGGACGCGGTCACGGAGGGCGCCCGGTACCTGTGGAACAAGGGCGTCAAGCCTCCGCTGGACGACCTGAAGGCCGGGTTTGCCCTGGTCTGGGACTTCCTGAAGAAGTGGGTCTTCAGCCCGATGCAGACCTTCTTCACCAAGATCATTCCCGGCTGGGCGTCGACCCTCAAGAGTCACCTGATCTCCGCCTTCGACGCGGCCTGGAAGGGCATCCAGAAGGTCTGGGACAACGTCAAGAAGGCCATCGGCTCACCGATCTACGTCGTGGCCAAGTACGTCTGGAACAACTCGATCGTCGGGATCATGGACAAGATCTCCTCGTTCGTGCACCAGAAGAACCCGCTGGGCAAGATCCCGCTGGCCGACATCCCGCACTTCGCGGCCGGTGGCCCGGTGCGTGGCGGCGTCAAGGGCCGGGACTCCGTCCTGTCCATGCTGATGCCCGGTGAGCACGTCCTGACCACAAACGACGTGGCGGCCATGGGCGGCCAGCAGAACGTGGCCCGCTTCCGCTCCGCCCTGCACGGCGGTGCTGCGGTTCAGGGGGCCAACAGCAGCGGGGCGTTCGGTCTCGGCGGATGGATCGACAGTGCGGGCTCCGCCCTGTCCAGTGCGGTCAGCAAGGGCATGGACGCCCTCGGGAGCGCCGTGCTCGGCGCGGTCGGCGTGGTGGCCAACCCGCTGCTGAACGCCGCCAAGGGCACGATCGACAAGCTGATCCCGAGGAACGGCGGCTGGAACACCCTGACCAACGGTGCCATGAAGACGCCGATCGACTGGATCAAGGGCTTCATCGGCAAGCAGGACAAGAAGGCTCAGTCCGTGGGTGGCGTCATCCCGGCCGGGCAGCACCTGGCCATCATCGACGCGGCCCTGAAGGCTGCGGGTGCCCCGCCGCCCGGAAGCCGCGAGCAGTGGGAGGCCGGGCTCAACACGCTCATCTCCCGCGAGTCCGGCTGGAACGCCTCGGCGATCAACAACACGGACTCCAACGCCAAGGCCGGGCACCCGTCCCAGGGCCTAGCGCAGACGATCCCGAGCACCTTCCAGGCCTACGTCCCCTCCGCCCTGCGGAAGCTGGGGATCCTGAACCCGATCGCCAACGTGGCCGCCGCGATCCGCTACATCATCGCGGTGTACGGGGGCATCGGCAACGTCCAGCAGGCCAACGCCAACAAGGCCCCCAAGGGCTACTACACGGGTACCAGCGGGGCCGCCCCGGGCCTTGCCTGGGTCGGTGAGCGCGGGCCCGAGCTGGTGCGCTTCCACGGCGGGGAGACGGTGTACAACCACCAGGACTCCATGCGGATGGCGGTCAGCGGGCTGGGCGGCTACGCCTCGGGCACCAAGCACCGCGTGCCGTGGGCGACCCAGCTGCACAACACGCGGTGGGCGTACGACGAGCGGGACCGGGACACCGACTGGCGCGACGCCGCGCAGCGCAAGTACGCCGCCGCGCACGCCAAGTACCTGTCGGCGACCACGGTCAAGGAGCAGCAGGCCGCCAAGAAGGAGATGGAGAAGTACCAGCACACCATCGACTCGGCGAACAAGCAGATCGCTTCGGACAACAAGCTGATCAAGCTGAACGAGAAGCGGTACAAGGCGGCCAACGAGCACGTCCTCCAGGAGCGCCGGGACGCGGGTGTGCTGGCGGCTGCCCGCAAGAAGCTGATGGATAGCCAGCTGTCGACGGCCCGGAACTTCATCGCGAGTGCCAAGGCTGCGGTGGACGCCAAGATCGCCACGGCGACCGACGCCCGCAACGGCTACTACGACGCGGCAGTCCAGAGCGGGCAGCTGTCCGGGCTGACCGGCAACCGGGCGGCCGGGTTCGTGCAGCAGCTGAAGGACAAGATCAAGGGGATCAAGGACTTCCAGACGAACCTGCACACGCTGGCCAAGATGGGCGTCTCCCCGGGCATCATCCAGCAGATCGCGGCGATGGGCCCGGATCAGGGCGGGGCGCTGGCTCAGTCGCTGGCCCGGACGACCACGGCCCTGGACGTGAAGAACCTGAATTCCCAGTACTCGGAACTGGAAAAGGTCTCCAACGCGTACGCGGATTCCGCCGCGAACGACGGGTTCGGGCTTAGCTCTCTGAACGCGCAGTCCAAGGCGCTGGGCGGTGCGAAGATTACGGTGACGGCTCCGAATACGATCGCGGTTAGCATTGACGGGAAGACCTTCAAGGCGCACACGGAAAAGGTCGTTGAGGAAAAGGTGACCGAAATCGTGGCGGCGGCCGGAAAGAAGAAGTGACATGCCTGTCGTAGTTCCTTCCGCAGCTCCGGTAACCGGTGCGACCACGGATGCCACGTCCTTTGACGGGCGTATCCGGGCCATTGACGACCCGGCATTCGGCGGCGTCCGTATCAAGCTGGACTACTCGGTGGACCTCACCTCCTGGTCCAACCCGTTCCAGTGCACCGTCTACCGGCAGCACAAGGACGGCTCCGTGTACACCGTGCGCGGCGGCGACCCGTACCTGAACTACGCGGCCAAGGGCTGGCTGTACGACGCGGAGGCCCCGCTCGGGCAGCCGGTGTCCTACTACGCCGTCCCGATCGCAGCCGATCGCACCACGGGCGTGCAGTCGGCTTCGGCGTCGATCGTCACTTCGGCTCCGGCAGGCGGCTACCAGCACCCGGACATGTGGCTGGTCAACCTGGAGGACCCCAGCAGCTCGGTGCAGGCTCGGGGCACCAGCACGCTGTCCGGCAACTACAACGGCCGCAACGACAAGCAGACGATCCTGGGCAGCCCCTACCCGGCTGTCACCCCGGACGCCCGATCCGGGTTGGGCACGTCCGTCTCCGTGCTCACGGCCGGGCCTACCGAGTTCGCGGCCATGCAGACCCTGCTGAAGCAGAACGTCATCATGCGCAAGTCGTCTCTGTGGGAGCGGCCGGACGGCTACTTCACGGTGGACGACGTCTCCTACACGGCGCAGGCCTCGGGGACCGGGCGCGGCCTGTACGTGTGGCAGCTGGGCATGGTGGAGGTGGGTCGTCCCAACACCTACGGGCAGACCGTGTCCAGCCCCGCCTTCACCTTCGCCAAGGCGCTCCAGCAGGCCCCGGTGTTCAGCGCGGTGCAGCCCATGCCGTTCGATGCCGTCCAGGGCGGCAACCTGATGGACCCGGGTACCTCGGACGGCGAGATCAGCTCCCCGCAGCCCTCCGGCTGGAAGGCTTTCAACGGCAACAGCACGGTTGCCCTGGTGGGGACGTTCGCGTTCCGGGGGACTCGCTCCCGGCAGGTCACCGCTGGAGTCTCCGGTCCCTTCGGGGCGGAGAGCATCCCGCAGTTCGCGGTGACCCCGGGCAAGCCCTACACGCTGTCGGTGTGGATGTACTCCGACAACGGTCTCACCGCCGACTTGCAGTTCCGGTGGCTGACTGGTGCGGGCGGGTTCATCGCCAGTGACAGCCTCTCGGAGTGGGGGCTCCAGGTGCCCCTGACCCCGGGGACCTGGACGAAGGTGTCCCTGACTGCCACTCCGCCTGCGGGGACTGCGCTTACGGCGGTGGATGCCCTGGCCACGGCCACGGCTCCGGGTCAGTTCATCTACATGGACGTCGCGGCTCTGGAGAACATCTGATGCTGGCTCACTCCGAGCGCTTACGCCGCTGCCTGGCGGACGGCACCTTCCTGAAGATCGCGCCTGTGCTGGAGTGGTCCCCGGACTGGACGCACTGGTATCCGCTGACCGTGATCAGCGGATCGCACACCCAGGACCGCACGAGCACCGTCCGCTGGACCACGTCCGCCACGGTGCAAAAGACGCTACCGGTGGGCTTCGACGGCATCCACGCGCTCGGCTGCCGCCTGCGGCTGCGGCTGGCCGTCTCCTTCCTCGGGTCATCCCCGGAGTACATCCCGGCCGGGTTCTACTCGGTGACCGGGGTGACGGAGGGCCGCACGAACATCCAGCTGACCGGCTCCAGCTTCGAAC